AACAGTCACGGCGGACAGAATCGTTGGGGCGTGTGTTATCCAGCCACTTTCATGGGCGGTCAGGGTGCGAAGGCAGGAAGCATCGCCTGGGCCGATGACGGCACCACCCCGACGTTGAGGGCCGCAGAGAGCGGGTCGAACTAGGTGCCGGATGTGTGTTATGCCATACAGGGCAACATGGTAGACCGAGACACCAACCAGAATGGCCCCGGTTACATGGAGGACGATTTGCCGACGCTGAATACGGTGGACAGACATGCGGTTTGCTGCCCGGAAACGGCCCGTGCGCTGACGGCGCGACACGATTCCAGCCCGTGTGTGGATCGTGGGCAGAATGTGGTTGCATACAAGCAGACGGGATTTGCAGGATATGACGAGGGATGCGGCACCCTACGCGCCAACGGCGGAGATGTTGGGGGGGTACAGAGAGCATCGTTGTTGAGCGTACTCTGCTATGAAGGTCAAAATGTTTGCACTGATTCGGAAAAGGCTTTCACGTTGCAGGCAGGCAGACCGGATCAGCAGCACATACCCACTGTAGTTTACGACGCAAGAGGCAACGGCGACGGAGATATCGCGCCGACCATGACGGGACACCATAATGCGAATATCAGCGATTATACGGCGGTAGTCGTGGAGAGGAACGATGAATGAAGTGCGTATACCCGAAAACGACGGGGTGTTTGTGCGCGAGGATGAGCGCGGGATTCAACGGGCAGGATGCAATGAACGACATGCTTGTCGTTATGCAAATTATACAGGGGGGGGTATAGCGGCAACGCTCGACGCCAGCTATTACAAAGGCCCTGGGGCGAGGAATGGAAAGGAGCGTGAGTTCTTGGCGATAGAGAATGAGCAGCCGCCCCGCAAGTACATCGTGCGCCGCCTGACGCCCACGGAGTGCGCGAGGTTACAGGGCTTTCCGGATGAGTGGTGCGAGGGGCTGGGCGGCAGCGACAGCGCGATCTACAAGGCGTATGGAAACGGACTGGCGCTGCCGTGCGCGTATGACGTGATGCAGAGGATAGCGCGGTTTGTGGAACGAGAGAAGGAGGAAAAGCAAGTTGGATGACAAGGCATTGAAGATCGTTCGGGATTACATCATCGAGCATCTGGACAAGAGCGACCAGACGCCGACCTTTGAGGTGTACATGGTCTGGAAGGCCAAAGTGCTTCAGAACTGGAAGTACCTGATCTCCAGCACGCTGTTTGACGGCATGTACTACGAGCTGACCTACAACGGCGATAAGAAGGAATGGTATCTCGATGCCTACAAGAAGTTCGAGAACCGTGTGATTAAAGGGGAATGATTCGATATGAGAATACTCAACGCCAAGATCACAAAAGTCTCCATTTCGATGGCTGACCATGGATGTCTGACCTACGAATTAACGCTGGACATGGGTGGCGTGGGATGTGTCTATGGCGGCATTGTCATCGGGAAAGGGTATCTCGGTGCCGATCACTTTGAGGGTTTCTCAAAGGGCATGGAAGCGCTCATGCGGATCATGGATGTCATCGGCGTCGAGCGCTGGGAGGACATCGAAGGAAAGTACTGCCGTGTCGTGTCTGATGGCTGGGGCAGCATCATCAGCAAAATAGGCAATATAATCGAGGACAAATGGTTCGACCAGAGAGCATTTTTTAGCGAGGAGGATTAACAGATGGAACAGACGACGATCAAGACCCCGAAAAAGACGGCGGCGCTTGCGCCCAAGGCGACCCAGGCGGTGGCGAAGAGGCAGGGCACGGTGGTGGACTACCTGAACAATGGCAAGTTCCAGCAGCAGCTTGCGGCGGCGCTGCCGAAGTTCTTCGACGGTGACAGGTTTGTGCGAAGCGCACTGACTGAGTTCCGGCTGAACCCGCAGTTGGCCGAGTGCAGCGTGCCGAGCGTGCTGGGCTACTTCATGCAGGCGGCGGCATGCGGTCTGGAGCCTGCCAGCGCCTTGGGCCAGTGCTACCCGGTTCCGTTCAACAACAAGAAAACCGGGCAAAAGGAATGCCAGTTTATGCTGTCGTACAGGGGGATGCTCTCCATCGCCCGTCGCTCCGGCGAGATCGCGTCCGTGGTAGCCGAAGTCGTCCACGAGAAGGACGAGTTTTCCATCGAGTACGGTATGGAGCCGAAGCTGATCCATAAGCCGTACATCGACGGCGATCCCGGTGCCATGCGTGGCGCGTATGTGGTGGTGCGCTTCAAGGCTGAAGGCATTGAGCCGCTCATCAAGTACATGCCCAAGGCAGAGATCGACAAGCACCGCGCCCGGAGCAAGGCCAGCAACTACGGCCCTTGGGTGACGGACTACGAAAGCATGGCGCTGAAAACGGTATTCAGGAGCGTGTTCAAGTGGCTGCCGGTCAGCATCGAGCAGATTCAGGCGACGACAACGGACGGCGCGGTTTCCCGCTACAACGCCAATGCCAAGACGGATGACATCGAGGACCTGGTGGAGGTCGAGTTTGTGGCTGCCGAGGATGACAGCCGCGTGACGGCGGAGGAGGCAGTTGAGCAGTTCGCCAATGGAGACGGAAAGCAGGAGGGTTAATCCCTCCTGCACGACACAGAGAGAGGATGAATAACATGTGCGAATGCAAAAATGATACTGTGAACATTCACGCCTCATGCGGTTCGTTCTTTGTGGATGTGACCATTCGGGGGGCGGCATTGCCGGTGGGAGACGACAATTGCATGCACGTTGACGATGCTGGCAGACCCCGCGTCGGTGAGGTCATGCGTTTCAATCTGACGGACGGCGAACCTGTTGAGGCCGTGGTGCTGGGGGATGATGGCGATGCGGCGACGCTCATTTTCGTCGATTGTCTGAAAGACGAATACCCGCTGAATGAGGATGGGGATTACAGCGGCGGGTACGAGAGCTCCGACCTGCGGAAGAAACTCAATGATGAAATCCTGGAGCGTTTTCCGCAGGAAATTCGCAGCCATATGGTTTCCTTCGATAACGGGGATATGCTCAGAATCCCCACTGAGCGTGAAATCTTCGGCGAGAACAAGTATGGCGAGGTTGAACCCGATACCGTGTGCCAGTTTGAAGCCATGAAGAAGCGCAGGAACCGCATTGCGTTCCAGGGTTTGAATGGCGATTGGGAATGGTACTGGCTACAGAATAGGCTTCGCGGTGTGGGGTCCGCTGCCAACGCCTGCCTTGTCATCGGCAACGGCTACGCCGACTACCTCAGCGCGTCGAACTCTGGTGGTGTCCGCCCGCTTTTCAAATATCGGTAATCCCGCCGACTGTGGCGGCGAAAAGAAAGGATAAGTGATATGGCACAGCAGAGACAGATCAAGAAACTGGACGAGCTGATGGACGGTGCGTTGACCGAACGGTTCAACTACGAGATGGATCGCGTCCTCCAGAATGTGTTCGACCTGAACGCGGACCCGAAGAAGAAGCGGCAGATTCAGATTATCATTGAGATCGCGCCGAACGAGCGGCGCGATGCGGCGGAGTTCAAGGTGGATGTCAAGAGCAAGCTGGCCCAGCCGATGCCCGTTGCGCAGACGGTGATGCTCTATCAGGACGATGACGGCAATGTGACAGCGACGGAGATCACCAACCAGATTCCCGGCCAGATGGACATGGACGGCGGCGTGAACATTCCCAAGGTCGTCCAGTTCGACACAGCGACCAACTAAGGAGGAAGGATCATGAAGGCAAACGAGTTTATGCAGGTTGCCACGCCGGAGGCGGCGCGTGCCGAGATTGAGTACCTGTTTACTATCGGCAGGAAGGCCAGAGAAGCAGAGGAAGCGCCCCAGGTGGTGCAGATCGAAGGCGAAACCTACATCGCCTACAAGGGGCGCATGGAGCGCGTGAAGCCCGTCCGCGAAGAGAAGCCCGATGTGTTCGAGGCGTTTTCCCTGTCCGGCCTGGTGGACTTCATCAAGGCTGATGTGGATGACCTGTTCAGCGATATGGCAGTCAGGCACACTGTTCGCGTGGTCAATACCCGCAAGGTCGAAGTGCTGTCACCCATGCGCGGCTACTACAAGGAGCGCGATGTGGTGGCGAAATGCGATGCTCTGGTGCCTGACATCCCGTTCGGCAGATTTATGGATGTTGACGAGTTCCAGATCATGCTCCAGAGTCGCTTTGAGGACAGCATGAACCGAGCGCTGGTGCTCCAGCTTTCCGGCAGCTTGCGGAGTGAGCAGAGCAATCAGATCGCCGACGATGGTGTGAGCCAGAAGGTGACCATCAAGCGCGGCGTCGCGACGGCTGACGACGTGACCGTCAAGAATCCCGTGGTGCTGAAGCCCCTGCGCACGTTTTACGAGGTCGATCAGCCCGAAAGCCCGTTCATTTTGCGTTTCAACGAGAACGCCAACGCTGCCCTGTTCGAGGGTGATGGCGGCGCGTGGAAACTGCGGGCTGTGGAGAACATCCGGGCGTGGCTGGCCGGGAAACTGGAAGGGTGCAACGTGGAGGTCATCGCGTAACCGATGGCGGCAGACTTTAACTGGAAGAAGATTCCGCATCCTAAAACGCCTGTTCCTGACGGGAAGCGTTTTGCAGACAGGCTGTGGTGGCTGATGGAGACCAACGGACATTCGGCACTGAGGGTCAGCAGGATCGTCGGTGTGAGCTGTAAGACGATAAGCACCTATCTTTCAGGCCGCGAAAACCCGAAGGTGAGGGTGGTCATCGCGCTGGCACGCCACTACGGCGTAACAACTGACTTCCTGCTTGGTCTGTCAGATGATTCAAACGGGGCGTCCCATTAAATTGAGCCGTTGATGACGGCGGGTGCGGCGGTGGGTTGATATAGATAGATGGATGAACGGTTGCGGGACGGATGAACGATATACTCAGACGGATGAACGGAAGGAGATAATAAGAGATATGCGTGGAGGATAACAGCGTGAACAAGTGTATCGAGATCGGACGTATCGCAACCGATATTGAGAGCAGGACGACGCAAAGCGGCATTTCTGTGGCGACCTTCAAGATTGCCGTGAATCGCCGGGCGAGGAATGCCCAGGGCGGCCACGATGCCGACTTTATTCCCGTTGTGGCATGGCGGCAGCAGGCGGACTTCCTGAAGCAGTATGGCAACAAGGGTGACAGGGTGGCGGTGTGCGGGACTGTGCAGACGCGTTCCTATGATGCCCAGGACGGCACGAAGCGGTATGTGACGGAGATCAATGCTGAAGAAGTGGAGTTGCTGGGCCAGAGCCGAAACAACAGCGGCAATGGAGGCAATGAGCAGCCGCAGGCCCAAAGCGCCATGCAGCAGCAGGGGTTTGAGGAAGTGGACGAGTCAGAAGATTCGCTGCCCTTCTGAATAATAAGCGCAAGGAAGTGAACCAAGGTGTCCTCAGATTTCGTCCGTGAGCAGATCGAGCAGTCGAGCGATGACAGATTCCGCAACAAGGACGCGGAGAGTGCTGTCATAGGCTACATGCTGACTGGAAAGGCGGACGTTGAGGACATACTGGGCGGCCTGAGCGCGGAGGACTTTGGCTACGGCGGGAGCGTCAAGATTTACAAGGCAATTCAGCACGTTGCGGCAAGTGGACAGAAAGTCAGCGTCGTGACGGTAGGCCAGGCGCTTACCGAACTGTATTCCAAGGAACTTGAAAACAAGCTATCTCCGGCGATGCTGGAATGCTGTCGCAATCACATTATGTACCGCGGCAAGAACGTCGCCGACTGGATTCAGATTATCAAGAAACTGGCCGTTCGACGCAGGGCTATCGCCAGCATGGACAAGCTGGTGGGAAACCTGCGGGACCCGACTGCGGACATCAACGCGACCCTTGCGGAGATCGGTGCGGCGGCCCAGGACGTAGAGACCAGTGATGCCAAGTGGGTAACGGCCTCAGAAGTGGCATTGAACACGGTTGAGTTTCTTGAAAAGCGCCAGAATGGTGAGATACCTGCTATCACCAGTGGCGTGACAGGCATCGATAAACTGGTGGGGGGCTTCTTTGGCGGAGAGCTGACGGTGGTTGCAGCCCGTCCAGCGGTGGGCAAATCCGCGTTCGGGCTGAACATCGCCATCAGCGCCACGGACAAGGGTCACAAGGTCTGCTTTGTTTCCTGCGAGATGAACGACGTGGGCTATGGGCAGCGCATACTATCGCGTGAGGCATGGGTCAACGGCGAAAAACTGCGCAAGGCGGAGATGGACGCAGACGAATGGGATAGGATCGCGACAGCACTGACAGCCATCGGTGACTACCACATCGAGTTCATGTTCCCGGAGGACAATCCAAACGGCATGACGCTGGAGAATGTGGCAAAGTCAATTCGCCAAAAAGCGCGGCGGCATGAAGTGGATATGCTGATTGTGGACTACATCGGCATATTGCAGACGGAGCGACGGTTCAAGGAGACGCGGGACAGAATCAGTTACATCACGGGTGAGCTGAAGAAATTGTCCCAGGTGGCGAACATCCCGGTCATTGCGCTGTGCCAGGTCAACCGCGACGCCCACGGCCAGATGCCCACCATGGCACAGCTCAGGGACAGCGGTGCCGTGGAGCAGGACGCGGACGGGATTATGTTTCTTCATCGCCCAGAGAACAGCAAAGACCCCACCATACACCCGGACGATGTGGCCCACTTTGGACAGATGAACGGCGAAACGGCGTACATATCCATCAGTGTCGCCAAGCAGCGCAACGGCAGGACGGGAATGCTGAACCTGATATTCGACCCACGGATGATGCGGTATGCGGAGATTGCGAGAATGGAGGAACAGAAGGCGTGACGTATGAGGAATTTTTAAAGACGAAAGAAATGTGCGCGCAGGCTTGCGGATTTGAGGTGGATCGGAGCAGCATAACGCCGATGGCATTTGATTATCAGCGGGATATTATTGCGTGGGCCTGTAAGAAAGGTAAGTGTGCAATCCTGACTGGGTGCGGCACCGGAAAGACACTGATGCTGCTGGAATGGGCAAAGGCAGTGCATGAACATACGGAAGAACCTGTGCTGATTATTTCTCCGCTGTCCGTGGTGGAACAGACGAGGCGGGAAGCGGAGAAGTTCGGGATATGCGCCGTAAAGGTATGTCGACGTTCACAAGAGGTGAAAAACGGCGTAAACATAACCAATTACGAAATGATTGAGCACTTTGATCCTTCCGTTTTTGCCGGCGTGGTGCTGGACGAAAGCAGTATTTTGAAGTCGTTCACGGGCAAGTACAAAACGCTGCTGACAGACATGTTCTGCAATACGCCATACAGGCTGTTGTGTACAGCGACGATTGCTCCGAATGACTATACCGAGATCGGCACGAGCAGCGAATTTCTTGGAATTATGAGTCGGACGGAAATGCTGGCGACCTACTTTATTCACGATGGCGGAGATACCAGCAAGTGGCGCTTGAAGAAGGCGGGCGTCAACAAGTTCTGGGAGTGGTTCGCAACGTGGGCGATCTACTTCAACAGTCCAAAGGACCTTGGGTATCAGGGAGATGGCTATGACCTGCCTCCGCTGAATATCCACAGGGTCATTACGAAAAGCGCAGTCCGCGAGGGCGAGCTGCTGGTGACGCTGGCGAGTACGCTGGAGGAACGCCGGACGGCACGCAAGGACAGCGCAGAGGAACGCACAGACCGGGCGGCGGCTCTGGCGAACAATGACATGGACACCCAATGGCTGCTGTGGTGCGACTACAACGACGAAAGCGCCATGCTGAAAAGGAAGGCGCGGGACTGTATGGAGGTCAAGGGGTCGGATGAGCCGGAGTTCAAGGCCGCTGCCAGCCTGGATTTCGCAGACGGCAGGATTCATGCACTGGTAAGTAAGCCGTCGATATTCGGGTTTGGAAGCAACTTCCAGGGCTGTCATAGCATGGTGTTCTGCGGTCTGTCGGACAGCTACGAACGGTTCTATCAGGCGGTGCGGAGATGCTGGCGATTTGGGCAGGTAAAGCCGGTGGACGTATACATCATCCTTTCAGAGCGGGAGATGAACGTGCTGGACAACATACAGCGAAAGCAGGCACAGATGGATGAAATGCAGAGACAAATGACTGCGCTGATGAAGGAAGTGACGCTTTCTGAAATCAGGCATACGACGCGGATTACGACAGATTATAAGCCTGTCGAGAGGATGGAGGTGCCTGCATGGGCGATGTAATGGTGCTGGATAAGTATATCGATGAAAAAGCTGCGCTGTACTGCGGCGACACTGCCGAGATCATTCAATCATTCAAGGATGAAAGCGTTGACATGGAGGTCTATTCTCCCCCGTTTTCAAGCCTGTACACCTACAGCAATTCAGACCGCGATTTGGGAAACTGCAAGGACGATGCTGAGTTTTTCACCCACTTTGCGTTCATCACCAAGGAGCTGTACCGGATATTGAAGCCGGGGCGCATTATGGCGGTGCATTGCATGAACTTGCCGACAAGCAAGGAAAAGGATGGGTACATCGGCATACGCGATTTCCGGGGCGACCTAATCCGGGCGTTTACGGATGTGGGATTCATCTATCATGCTGAGGTGTGCATCTGGAAAAATCCAGTAACGGCCATGCAGCGCACAAAGGCGCTGGGGCTTTTGCACAAGCAACTCAAAAAAGATAGCTGCATGAGCCGAATGGGTATTCCTGATTACGTGGTGTTTATGCGCAAGGGGGGGGTAAACCCGGTGCGCGTAACGCACACAAATGAGAGCTTTCCTGTTTCGGAGTGGCAGGATTACGCCAGCCCTATATGGGATGAGGTGAACAGCCCTGTATGGTGGGACATCAACCAGTCGGACACGCTGAACGCTCGTATGCCGAAGGACGATGAAAGTGAGCGGCACATCTGCCCGTTGCAGCTTCCTGTAATTGAACGGTGTCTGCGTCTGTATAGTAACGAGGGAGACGTGATCTTTACTCCGTTCATGGGGATTGGGAGTGAAGTATATCAGGCTGTGAAGATGAACCGCAGGGGTATTGGAATTGAGCTGAAACCTGCGTATTTTGAAGCGGCCGTGGAGAACGTAAAGCGTGTGGAAATGGAACTGAATCAGATGACACTGTTGGATTTTGTGTGAGAAACGGAGGATGAAAATGGCAAGCAATATCGGCGTACAGATGGTGTTGATGCCGGAAACGGAATATGAGCGCATGAAGAACTGCGTCAACTGCGACCACCGCGCGGTGTGTCTGGCGGTGGCGCGGCGTAAGGCCACGAAGGCCAACGACTACAGTGCGTGTACCCACTGGAAGATGGCGGAGAGCGATGAGTGACAGGGGTGATGAACGTTGATTTACATAGGCGTAGACCCTGGGAAGAAAGGCGGATATGCCATCATCGAGCAGGGCATAAGCGGCCAGCAGACTGTCGAGGTCTATCCGTGGGATGACAGCGAGTTTGTCCACAAGATGCGGATGCTGGCAGAGGATGACGACATCCGCAATGCCGGGATCATTGCGGCGGTGGAGAAGGTGGGCGCCATGCATGGCCAGGGTGTAACGAGCATGTTTTCTTTCGGACGTTCCCTGGGGTTCATTGAGGGTGTGCTTTCCGGGTGCTGGATCAGCTATCAGCTTGTACCTCCGAACGTCTGGAAGAAGTCGTTCTCGCTGATTGGCAAGGACAAACAGGCGTCTATTGAGACCTGCAAGAGGCTGTTTCCGGGAATAAACCTGCTGCCCAGTGACAGGTGCAGGAAGGACAGCGACGGCATGGCGGAAAGCACCCTTTTGGCCGAGCATGCAAGGAGAAACCTGTGAACGAAAAATCACCCTGCTACAACTGTCCAGACCGCACCATAACCTGTCACGCAACCTGTGAACGCTACGCCGCGTGGTCTGACGAACAGCATTCAAAGCCCAAAGGCCCACCGCAGGGCGAGATCGATGCGGATGCGGTGCTGACATCGAGACGTAAACGGCAGATACAGTACAGCCATGAAAAGAGCGATGAAAGAAGGAGGAACAGATGATGATGTTGCAGAGGATGGGCGAGATGTTTCTGATGGGCGTGAACGGCGCGTGCGCGGTGGCCGGGTTTGCGCTGGGATGCGTGGCAATGCTGGCGGTGGTGGGCTTCATCGCCAACATCTTCGGACTGTTGCTGGGAGGCGGCAGAGATGAAGAAAATTGAAGCGGCGGTGCTGGTGATCCTGACGCTCCTGAACATCGGCATACAGGCGTATCGATATATCCGAAAGACGCCTGCGGAGCCGCCCAGGCTCATACAGGGCTGCTTCGACAGCACAGACCGATACTATACAAAGGAGTGCTACAGATGAGCGGCGGGATGGGGAAACGTTCAAAAAACTGCGTCGAGACCACGAAGATTCTGTGGAGCAGGGACTATGAGGAGTACATCTGCGAGAAGTGCCGCATGGTGATACACTATAACTTCGGCTATAAGCATTGCCCATACTGCGGACGCAGGGTTATTCGCACCGATGAACGCGGTGTACAGACGCCATCCGGGGTGATGCAATGGCGGTGACGGATAACGGTGCACGGGATCGCTGGCGGGAGAGGATGCGGCAGGAAAAGCGTTGTACAAACTGCGGCAAGCAGGATGAGCGAACCTTGAATGGACGCCGCATGTGCTCAAAGTGCGCTGAAAAGGACAATGCGCGGAACAGGGCGCGGCTGGCTGAAAACCCAGAAATGCGCGCCCAAAAGCGGGACAATCTGAACGCATGGCGTCATGACCTTATGGAAAAGCACCTTTGCGTGGACTGCAAGCGCCAGGATGCCTACACGCTGAACGGCAGAGCGCGGTGCTTTGAGTGTTCGGAAAAGAACCGCGAAGGTCAGCGTAAACGGCGCAATAAGAACCTCGAAGCCGAGCGAAAGAAGTCCAGAGATCAGCGCCAGCAATGGCGGGAAGCAGGGAAATGCACGCGATGCGGCAGGGACAAGCCTGCATGGGATGTCTATGCCGTATGCGAGAGATGCCGTGCACGGGACAATGATTCCCGGCAGCGAAAGCGCGAACAGCGCGATGACTACTTTCCCAGAGGAACGACGGGCCTGTGCTACTTCTGCTTGCAGCCCGTCATGGACGGCAAGAAAGAGTGCCAGCGATGTTACGACGCGCGGATGCCGGGGATGAAGAAGGCGCAAGAAGCGGCAAGGGCCACAAGAAACAGGCACATATGGAGGATGTATGACAAGGAGATATTCAAAAGGCGAGGCAAACAATGAAGAGCGTCTGGAGAGCTTCACGATGTACGCCGTCTGCATCATTTTCATAGCCTTTGGCGTGGTTATGCTTGCCGCTTCGATTATAGGCGTATATGCCCTGCTGCTCTGGGTGATAGGAGGATGAACAATGGGAACAGTGGCGATACTGCCCGAGACAACAAAGAAGCCCATAACCATGATAGGCCAGATGGCTGGGGTTTGTTGGGGCGCTGATACGTCGGATGACGAAAAGAACTACAAACGCGGCTGGGACTGCATTACCAGCGGACACGGGAGGACCATGGAATATCCTGACGTGTACATGGTACTGGACGGCTACAGCGCGAGGGTGATCCGCGAGTGGTACACCCACATTGGCGGGATGCCGACGCGGTTGCAGGCGTCCACGCGGTATATAAATTATGACAACTTCGGATATGTGGTACCGCCGAGCATAGCAAAAAACGTATCAACACTGTGTGAATGGCAGTCAATAATGCAGACGATTTCAAACGCAATGAGTGACTTTGAAAAGGCTGGCGTTCCACGCGAGGACATCGCGCTGCTCCTGCCGCTGGGCATGACCACCCGCGTTGTAGATAAGCGCAACCTGCGAAATCTGATCGACATGAGCAGACAGAGAATGTGTAACCGGGCGTACTGGGAGTTCAGGGAGATGTTCGGGGACATACGGACTGCGCTGTGCAATTACTCATCTGAATGGATGGTGCTTGTTGCGACGCAGTTTAAAGCGAAGTGCGACGTTTTTCGCTACTGTCCCGAAAAGCACGGGTGTGGAAGGTGGGAGCGTCGAGATGGCGGCGAAGAAACCTAACCAAACGGAATTGCTATCCGCGATTCGCAAGAAGTGTCTGGACTGCTCAGGCGGCATGCGGAACGAGGTACGGGATTGCAGGATAAAGGATTGTCCGCTGTATAAATATCGGCGGAATGCGCTGGAGGGCGATGATGAAGGTAATAAATCTTGACGCAAAGATCATCGTGCCGATTGTGGACGAGTCCAGGGATGGCATGACTTACGAGGCGCAGATGTCGCTTGCGGAGTTCTTTGAGAACTTTGGGATCGATGTTTCTGAACTGACTTTTGACGCTGTGCCTGAAATGTGGTTGAAAGCCATGGCGCTGAATGGTCCAGACAAAATGAGGGTTTCTGCACAGCACGTGTTGAACGCATGGCGTCCGAGGGATGAACAGGAGGCAGGATCATGACTGAACGATATGATGGCATCGGCGAGGCACTGGGGCGGTTTTGGGAAAAACTGCTTCAAATGCATTGGAAAAGGAGAATGAAAAAGTGAAAGTAAAACTTGATGCTGGTGCCTTTGAACCAACCCGCGCCCATGAAACAGATGCGGGTCTGGACATACGAGCGGTATCTGATGGCATCGTCCGCGCTCACCAGTCAGCCACGTTTCATACAGGCGTTCACGTGCAATTGCCTCATGAAATCATGGGCGATATTCGCCCGAAGTCCGGGCTAATGTTTCACCACGATCTGTTGACATTTGGTACTGTGGACGAAGGATTCAGAGGGGAAGTGATGGTGCATATTTTCAACCTGGGAGACCGTGACTATAGTGTCCATCGCGGTGACAAGATTGCGCAGTTGGTAACAACAAAGGTCGTATACGAACCTGTTGAAATCGCCGATGAAATCAATGGCGGCGAAAGAGGGGATTCTGGCTTCGGCAGCACGGGACGGTGAGATGGTTTGTACGCAAACAAAGCGGATGTCAATGCGTGGAAACGCGGTCAATACTGGCGTCGGCGCAACGAGGGGCTATGTACTGAATGCGGCAAGCGCTATGCGGTGACGGGCCATTCAAGGTGCTGTATGTGCGCTCAAAAGCGCAAGGATAGCAACCCGGTTGGTGACGCGCATGAGATTAAGAACCAGCAGCGGCGTGAAAGCAGGAAAGAGCGCTCTGCCAAGGGCCTGTGCGTGGACTGTGGCAGGCGAGTAGACGGAGATGGGCAGTTCATTCACTGCAAGCGCTGCCGCAAACGCAGGGCAGAATACCAGCAGGTGAGGCGAATAAGGGACCGACTTCACGGGCGAAAATGAGGGGGTGATACAAATGCGAAAATCCACAACATCGTACATACGCCGGTTCAAATGCCCGGTCTGCGGCGCGGATGCTACGGCACCCAAGCTGTCAATGACAGGCAATGGGCATATTAAGACGATGTACTGCCCGGTATGCAAACAGGAACGCGATTTCGTCCAGGTCGGCATAGATAAAGCGAGGTAGACGGATATGGGACGGTGTAAAGATGGCAATAGACGCAGTTTGTTGATGCGGCTCCTGCATCTGTGGAACCTTGTGCCGGATGATACGTTTGCGCAGGTCATCATAGACCTGTTCGGCCTGAAGGACAAGTCGTTTGAACATCTGAGCGATGAAGAAGTATACAGCATGATAAGCGATGCGGTCACAGGGAGAACGACGATGATCTATCGGACGCGGCTTCACAAGGCCCCACCTGAAAGAGCTGACAACATCTATGCGTGGCGGGATTTCACTTCTGATGACTATACACGGGCGCACACCTTCCTGGACGAGCTGAAGCAGCACACGGATTCACTGACGACTGTGCAGTATGCAGCCATCAAGAAGCAGGCGCTCAACGGCGACGTAGAAGGCGCACGTAGGGCACTTGTGAGCGCAGTCACTCAAAGCGAGAACGGCAAAGAGGCGAGGCGAAGGAGTGGTGGTGCGCGGTGAGTGAGAAGGTAATTGTCGAGATGACGCGGGAACAGGCGCGGGCCGTGATGGATGCCACTGAATTGCTGGCAAGGCTGGAGATCGGGCAGTTTGAGGAGATCACATGGAAACTGATTGACCATTTCCGGGGTAAGAGTAAGAATGGCAAGCTTACATTTGACAACAGAAGTCGCGAACTGGCGGATGCCTACCTGAAATGCGCGTGTATGGCCGTGTTCGGCGTGAGGAATGGCTGGCCCGATATTGGCGATAAGAACATGCAGCATCATCGATGCTGGGCGGTATATGCGACGATCCGTCATGCGCTGGCGTGGCACGACTACCCGGAGGGCGGCGATACAGTGGACTTTGACAAGCCGCTGGGGTATGGGGAGCCGCTGCCGAAGTGCGAAGTAAAAGAAGCAGGCGAAGGCGGTGCCATATGAGCTGGATGGGCATGTTGAAGGTGTATGCCATAATTTCCGGGGTGGTAATTGTGGGAGTAGTTATAGTTATCGTAGCTCTGTGGATAGTAAGCAAGTGGTTTTGACAAGGAGGTAAGTATGAAAAAGTTTTTGATGGCTCTGGTCTTGGCGGCAGCGATTCTGGCGATGGCCGCGTGCGGTACGACGACGACAGGCAACAGGGCGGTGTGGGGCAAAGACGTGCAGACCTTCACGTATGCCTATATCCGTCTGGGCGAGAAAGACATCGTGGAGGGCTACATCACTCAATGGCGCGACTACGATGACAGCGACGTGGTGCAAATCATGATTGACGGCAAATACTATCTGACCCATTATTCCTGTGTTGTGATGATTGCAGACCCGCATCACGGCTCCCTGGGCTATGCCGACGGCGACGTGCTGAACTAAGGAGGTAGCGACCATGTATCTGAACAAGTATGAAATCAAGGGTGAAACCTACGTGAAACTGGATGAACTGAACGACCTGATGAAAACCGAGCGCCGCAAGTGCATGAAGGAAGCCAAACTGGCCCACAAGGCCGGGGACAGCGACACAAAGATGCGGTTTGTGTTCGAGCACGGCGCAATTCTCGACCTGGGACGCAAGGTCAACATGAGCGAGAACGGCGAGAAGTACGTCATTTTCACCCGCGACAAGAACGGCAACTGGGAGTTCCTGGTGGATGTTGTAAAGTGGGATGACGTGCCGGAGTACATCCGCAGGCAGGTGAAGCACCGCTCGGACTATGTGACCGTTGGCACAAACGAGTGTGAGGAAGCTACCCTCTATGACTTCGATGAAGCGGAAGAAGCCCTCCGCAACGTGGTTGAGAAGTCCGGCAATGAGGAATGGCATATGACCCGCAAGTGGATGTTTGATACCAAAGAGAACCGCGAATCGTTGCTGGCCCTGTTCTACGACGGCGGTGAGGAAGATGATGATAAGCCCGATGAAAAGGCCGAAGCCATCAAGCAGGCTGAAAACGCTATTGAGCGGACGAGAGCGGCCCTTGACAGGACGGAGAAGCTGCTGGCGAAGGTGAAGGACGGTGAGAAAGAAAAGCCGTCAGAAGCCCCGCAGAAGCCGTCTAAGCGCAAGGTGAGCTGCCCGGGTCGCTACACGGTGTGGTATCGCACGGACGAGGACACGACCCTGCATTGCATGGGCTTTGTGCGGTTTGAGAAGGGCATCCCGGTATTCACCAACCGTCCGTGCAAGGCGACGTGGTTTGTGTGGCGCGACATCGCTGAGAAGGTTGCCGAGAAGTGCGGCGAGGGCTTCGAGGTTGTGGACATGATTGACCAGATGACCGCCGAAGAGCGTCTGCTCCGGGCCATCTTTCACGAGGACGGCATGGACGGTGAGGACGACGAGCCGGAGTATCACGGCGACGGCACCCGTGCGGAGGACGAGGACTGGGAC